AGGTGCCCTACATCTTGGGCTCTAGCCTTCTCTCCATCCGCGTCGATTATTACCATGCGCTCACAGAATACACCCCGTTTCCCGAAGAAGGATTTTGTCTTGTTCACCACGAGACCCAGTCGTTCTAGGGTCTGCTCGTACGTCCTCACTAGCGTCTTGGGCCAAAAGCCAATGAGGTCGTCACCGCAGATTCGGTAGGTGTCTTGCCGCGCCCCTGCTTGCCAAGCAGCAAATCCGTTGAGGATACTTAGTACTACCCATGTCGGGCCTAAACCCATGTGAATTCCGCGGCAAGTTTTCACTGGGGGTCCGGCACAGGTATCACGTGATGGCTCAATGATCTTCGGGCCAAAGAGCTTCTCAATGATTGGAATATCATGTTTCCTATCAATACGAATACATAGCAGGCGTGCTACGTGTATTGCGAGGTCATGATCAATATAATCAGTGGCCGCAGTGAGATCCGCTGAATAGAGTTTCGAACTTCTACTCTGAGGCGCGACCTCTACTGTTCCATTTTTGAGCATATCACGCGACGTGATGCATCGTCTCAGCTGTGATAACCATAGCTGTGTCAATCGACGCGCACATTGTACCTCCTCAGCAGGATGGAGTGTAACTACGCGAATCTTCCCGCCCATCTCCTCTATGGGAAGCGGGCGTAGTTGATTGGGTTCACTTGATTTAAGATATTCGGATACAACCTCTGGCCCGGTAGGGAGTTGTGGCTGGCCTTCCAAAGAGTCCGCAAGGCAATCGAAGTCGTCAAACAATTTCGGTACTGCCTCTGCGGGGAAGACCCCGGTTACAACCTCTTTCCACTCGGGTTGTTGTATTCCCGTGAATAGGAAATCAAGTGACTCACATTTCTGCCTTCGCACCATTTCGACCAGTGCCATTGCGGTCCCACCCTCTCCAGTGGAGTGGGTAAGGCATGCATGGTCGTTTGGAATGGGCCATGGCGGAATCGCTCCATCCTTAAATGGACTGATGGGGAGGACGTGGTTGATATATTTCTCAATACTTCGGTAGAGATCCCTGTCAACCTCAGCCCTCTCAGTCCATCGTTTAACTGCGTTCTCAGTTGCAATAGTTTTGTCTGCAGCGCTCACTTCCCACCGAACTGCCCTCGTGACGGTTGAAGCAAGGAACTCCCTCCTTGATGAAGCCTGATTCGTGTTGGTCAGAAGTGCGTGTTGCCGTGTAGTAAATCCGAACTCCTTGAGGACCTTTGATCCCTCACGGAGACAGCGAGTAATGAAAGATATAACCGCCTTCAAACGTCCTAGGTCTGCGGTCGCCCTTGTCAGAGGGCGGCCGTAACGCAAGACCCAGGCCGCAATGATTGGTTGGAAATTTCTTCTTACACTCCTGAACCGGTAACTCTTAACTAAATTACACACTTTGCCAGACTCGTCCTTTTGGTCCGCGGACCGAACCTCGGCGAGAAACCTGGCAGCCCTTGTCATTCCTAGCCTATCAGCTAGGATAACCATCTTCTTGAACTTCCTAAAGGATTGAGGTACTTTATGGAACTCATTATAGATGGCGACAAGGGGGGGACTCG